GGCACCGCCTCGTAGGCGTTCCAGAGCGCGATCTGCCCCGGATCGTTCGGATTGAGCGTCAGCTCGATGGTGGCCGAACCGGGCGCACGAAGACCGAGGCCAACGCGACGGTAGTCGGTGTGGTGCAGATACGTCCGGTCGATCTCGCTCCGCGCACCCGGCTCCATCCGCATCGAGCGGATACCCGTGATCGCCGTGCCATTGATCGTGAGCGCGAGAGGGTGGCTATAGAGCTCGGCCATGGATCACCCCAGCGTGTAGACGGCGACCGTCAGATCGGCGCCGCTGTTCGAGTAGGTCACCTTCGCCCTGGAGTTCGCATCGTTGAAGGCCTGGGTCGGAAACGGACCGATCTTCACGCGCGAGCTCTGGTTGACCGTCACCACCACGTTCGCCGCCGCCGTCCCGGGCGGCGGAGAGGTCACCCTCGAGGTCACCGTGACCGTGCGCGATGCGCTGGCGTTGGCGTTGTTGACCTCCAGGAACGTCCTTCCGTCGTTGACGAACTCGTCGCCAGCGGAGGTCGTGCCCGCCGCCACGAGCGAAACCGCCACACCGGAACGACTGATGGTCTGAACGGTCAGCGTCGCCATGTCGTCACCACGTGATCAGTACCGACACGTCCAATAAACGACCAGCCCACAGCCTGTCATCCGTAAACGGCTGGGGACCACGCACCGTCTGCCTCCTCACCGTGCCACCAGGAACCGCCAGGTACTTGGCATGCAGGGCGTTCCGTATCGCATCGGTGAGCGCGAGAATCCTGACATCGGACCCCGTCATCTCGTCCAGCGCGAGAACGTCGAAGCTCATGTCATCACGCCTGCGGCCGTCCAGATGGTCATCCGTGAACACATTGACCGGCCCCTGCACGACCACCCTCGGCACAGGCGCATCGGACGGAGAGGAACCGAAGAACACGGCAGGGCAGTCGTTGTAGACCCCCACCAGCGACGCAACGTCCAGATCGCCCACCAGGGCGTTGTAGAGCGCCCTCCCGACGAGAAGGTGCCGGTCGTTCATCACGCCATCCTGCGCTTCATCTCGCGGACGAAGACACGCACCAAGCCGTTGCGGTGCCTGCGAAGCGTGACCGCCAGGTAGGGCCGCGCGAGCATGATGCGGGTGCCCTGCTCGAGATAGCGCCCATAGGCGTGGCCGGTCCCGACGTAGACCTTGAGCACCGTCCCCTCGAGCTTGGGCGCGGGCGACACGATGCTCTTCATCAGCGTCCCCGTCTTCCGACGCGGCGGCTCACCGGGACGGCTCGGTGTGTAGAGCGGCTTCTTGCGGCCCGCCCTCCTCTGGGACGCTTTCGACTCGTAGCCGGGCTTGCTGATCACACGCCGGATCTGCCCGGCAAGCCACTGCCCCGTGATCCCGAGCGACATGGCCGCGTGGTAGATCAGCTTGCCCTTGAATGGACCGTAGCCGCTTGTGTCGATCACGCCCCGCCCTCCAGGCCGGCCGCAGCCAGATCATGGGCGTGGGCAGCCACATAGGCCCCGTCCGCCTGCGGAACGACACCATCGACCGCGTAGACGGCACCGGCAACGAGAATCTGGTCATCGACCCTGACGTCTGTTCCGTGTGGGAGATAGATCATGACTTCGCCGGCACGCCGCGGCTCGGCAGCGCCGAACTCGCGAACGAAGGACCGTGCCGCCATCTGCACGACCCTGCACGGAACATCGAACAGCGCCGGAGAGCGGATGATCCGCCAGCCCCCAATGCCGTCACCAACCCTCGAGGCACGCCTGATGGTCGCACGCTGCCGCAGCAGCCTAGCACTCGGCCTCACGCGACCCCCAGCTTCCGATAGGGGGCGAGACCGCGCTCGACCTCTGGCGACATGATGCCCGTCGCGATCGCAGCCGCAGCGGAGTTCTGCCGCAGCGTATAGGCATAGTCCCCGAGTCGCTCGGACACGAGCTCCGGATGGGACTTGCTCAGATCCGCACGCATCCGGCCAACCGCAGAGATCGCGAGGGCAGCCAGATCCGCCGGGATCGTCACGAACCCGCCCGTGTACTCGACGTCGACACGGGCACTCCGCCTGCCCCACGACGGACCCTCGCCCGCGAGAATGTCGAGAAGACCCGTCAGGGCACTCTGCCCATGCAGGATCATCAGACGACCGTCCTCGGAGGAGAGCAGCTCGTACTCCGACGTGGCCAACTCGGAGTAGCTGTCCACGGTCGACCACACCTTCACGGCGTGCACGCTCGCGACAGGCCGCCTCGAGAGCCACACGAGGGGACCATCGCTCTCGACGCGCTCGACGACCCTCTCCGACGGAAACACGCGCTCGCACGAGCGCGCGAATGCCGAACTGACCTGCTCGATCCAGATGTCGAGCTGCCAGTCCGGGGCCTCCTCGGGCGTCAGCGACAGCGCCGCTCGAACCGAGCTGGGCGTCGTGAGGTTGTAGCTCGCGGCCGGCGTCACGACGCTCAGGATTGCCACCGCGGCACCCTCCTCTTGTAGCCGCGCGGTGCCTTGGTCACCTTCTTGACCGCCGGAGTCATCTCGATCGCAGCCGCGTCGGCCGGATCACCGGATCCACCCTCCACGACCACCATCTCGGACACGCCAGCCTCGATCCAGGACACTCCGAGGGCATCCGGAACGTCGACCTGCACGCCAGCATCGAGGTACCTGGCGTTGATCCCGTCCGGAGCCCAGCGCAGCGGACGAAGCATCCGAACCAGCACGCTCACCTCCCACCCGCGGACGAGACCACACCACGATAGCGGCGCTCGATCTCCTCGGCACTGGGAATGTCCTTCTCGTCACGCATCGTCATGCTGACGACCGGACCTTCGGGGCTCTGGGCAATCGAGACATCGACCGCGTCGTAGCCGTACATGCGCTCGCGCTCGGGGACACAGGAGTCCATGAGCGTGCTGTCGCCGGGCACCTGGATCACGATGCCGCGGGCCATGGCCATGCCGATCCAGAACTCGAGACACCCGCGACCCTTCTCGGCACGGTGCGCGTCCGGATAGCTGAAGTCGCATCCGTAGAGCCCGACACGCTTCACCCCGATGGCCACAGCCAGCGCGAGCGCATAGGCCGCGGTCGAGTTGAAGTACGCATAGTGCACCTCGCGCAGCACCTCCTGCAGAGGATAGACCCTCGCGCGCGGGTAGCGCTGATGAAACCTCGACGTCACCACGAGAGGGCCGCCGTCACCAGAGATCGTCGCCAGTAGGCCAGCGATGTGCGGATTGGCGCCGCCCGCAGCCCGCCGCTCCTGGATGGCGATGTCGTCCATGTGGAAGATCAGATCGGACCGCAACGATGCGGCGGCTGCGTTGATCGCCCACACCTGGTCGTGCACCGACCGCGCATTCCCGGCCGCCCCGATCATGAGGACGTAGGTCGCGATGCTGCGACCCATCCCGAGAATGGCAACGCTTTCCGGGACCTCGGAGATGAACGGAACCGTGATCGGCATGAGAACCTCACCCTGCTGCGGCAGGGCCGGTTCTTACACGCAGCGCATCAAGGTCAAGTGGTCGGGATGATGCTCGGCGCCCCGAGAACCGCAACGGCGCCGGCCACCGGCACACCCGACACCGTCGGGATGACCGCCAGCTTCACGTAGCGGGAGTATCCCTTGTACCCGATCTTCTTGACGCAGAGATGGTTCACCCCGGACGTCCGAGCACCCGCGGCCAGGCCCGCGGCCGCCTCGGTCCCGAGCAGATCGTCGTCGACCACGGACGTGAAGGTGCCGCTGACCGTGTCGCTCTCGAGCACGCGCACCGACGCCGCCGCGCCGCTGGCGAGGGAACCGTAGGCGATGACGAACTCCAGGGCGCCGTAACCCCGGCGATCGATCGCCTGGGAAGTCCTGCCGGTACCCGCCGCACCGGCCGCCGCCGGATCCAGCACCCGCACGACAGCGACGTTGTTGTGGAGGTCTTGCCGAATGACTGCCATCTTCTTGCCCTCAGGTCGAGATCTTGCCGAGCTTGACAGCCTCGAAGTTGACCACGTCACCACCGACGCGCTGGCGGAAGTAGAAGCGCACGAAGGGCGTCCCGGTGTAGGGGTCGCGCAGCATCGAGACCCCCAGCCTGCGCACGACGGTGTAGGCCCGGCGGAAGTCGCCGAACGCATAGACCAGCGCGCCGGACGCGATCTGCGGCATGTCCTCGCCGGTCCGCACCGGATAGCCGACCAGCGTCGAGGGGCGACCGTTCTCGAGCCCCATCCTCCACAGGTATTGGTTCGTGGTGTCCTTCAGGAGCGCGATCTGCGCCAGCGTGTGGCGGGACATCAGCCACGTGGCGTTCGCGGTGTACGCCGCCTTGAGCATGAAGGGCATCTTCACGATCGCGTCGGCGGTGACGGTAGTCGCGCTCCCGGTGGCGATCTGCTCGATGTAGCCCCGCATCGTCCCGTGCGGATAGCTCAGCAGACCGCGCGGCTTCTTCACGCCGTCGCCCGTGGTGAAGGCGGTGGCCTCCTTGCGGCCGAACTTCTCGCCGACCTTGCCGGCGAGCCAGGACTCGATGTCCATCCCGGCGTCCTCGAGGAGGACCTGGGATGCATAGACGTTGGCGTAGAGCTCGTGGACGCCGATGCTCTGCTCGCCCACGGTTGGCTCGCTGGTCGGCGGCCGCGCCTGCGTCTCACCCACCCAGCCCGCATCCGCCTCGGCATCGTCGACCGGGAACGGCAGCGACGGTCCGGTGATGTTGATCGTCGACGCCATCTCGGCGATCGGCGTGCTCTCGTAGATGATCCTCAGGATCTGCGAGGACATCTCGGTCGGGACGAGATAGCCCGCCGCCGGATCGCTGCCGATCGACAGCGCCTTCTCGACCTCCCGGCTCATCTGCGACTTCCAGTCGAACCGGGCCGCGAACTGGAAGGCGTCGGCATAGGCCTTGGCGACGTCGACGAACGTGTCGGGCATGCGGATGTTCGTGAAGTCGAGCCTCTGGGACCTCGCCAGGATCGACTTGTAGAGCACGGACGCGTCGCGCCTGACCTTGTACTCCTCCTCGGCAGCACCACCCGCGACGGCGGGACGGCCGAACGCGACCGCGAGATCACGCTGCGCCCTCTGCAGATCCCCGAGCATCTTCTCGAGATTGGTGTACTTGTCGCCGACCTCTCGGAGCGCGTTGTTGATGCTGTCCTGGTTGGCCCTGGCGGTCTCCGCCAGCGACCGCGCTTCCGTGACGGTCTTCTTGACCTCGCCGTCCAGCGACCGGACCTTCTCCGACAGATCTCCCACGAGGCTGACGGACTTGGCGATGTCCGCGAGCTTGGTCTCGATCTGTGCGACCTGATCGCTGTTCTGATCGCTCATCGGGGCACCTCTATCCTGGCAACCTGGGCCGCCAACGCGGCCAGCCGCTCCTCGACCCGCCGCCACGCAGCGGACGCATCGTCCCGATGCGAGCCCCGGTCCGTCTCGGCGCCTTCGGCATCCCGCCGAAGTCGCGCGAAGCCGCCGGTTGCGATGGCAGCTGCATCCCTGCGCGAAAAGCCGACTCCACGCAATAGCTCCTCGAACTCACGGATCGTCTTGACCGCCACGGCGCCGATCTTGGCGCCGAGATTGGCGGGGACGGCGCAGATCGAAATCTCGTGCAGATGCCCCACCTCGATCACACGGACGCCATCCGGCCGCATGCTCGCCTTGGCCACGTGCAGTCCGATGGAAAGCCCGCGAATGGCGCCGTGGCGAATGGACGCCGCGATGTCGTCCGCTAGGCTGTGACCTGGCGTCAGCTCTCCAGTCACCATCATGCGGTTGTCGCTTTGCTCGATCTTGGTCCACATGCCGATGACCGAGCTCGGCATGTGCCGCCAGTACATGGGCGGCATCCACCCGTTCGCCTGCCACCACGCAAGGCTCTCGGTAAACGCTCCGGGGGCGATGACGTCGTTGTCCGTGTCCGGCGGATCACCGAACGTCGAGGCGACGCCGGACACGGTGAGAGGTCGGCCGCCGCTCTCCTTGATGGACAGGCCCGAGACCTCGACGTCGACAGCCTTGACGAGAAAGGTCATTTCACGCGGCCGTGTGCGTACAGGTTGCCCTTCATCGGCGTGAACGTGACGTTCGCCGAGTCCGTGATCTTGGTTTCGTGGTAGAACACACCACCGCTCAGCTTCTCGGTGTCGACCTCTGTCAGGTTGACGCGAATCTTCCCATTCGCCGCATCGAGGACCGAGACCCCGGAGCCGAGCTGCTTCGAGAACAGCGCCTTGCGATCATAGGGCGTCGCCACGCTGAAGGCGATGGATTGCACACCGGTCAGGTTCAGCGGGCCACCGTCCGCTGCCAGGATGGTGATGACGAGATCCTGCTCGTCGCCAGCGACGATCGGGTCGTCGGGTGCGCCGATGGCGACCGTGCGCGCCATGTCGTTACAGGGTAGCGTAGCCTAGACTCACCAGCCGGTCGGCATGCGCCGAGGCCACGATCGCCTCGTCGCCCTTGTTGGCGCGCAGGACATAGCCGCGCTGCTCGTCCCCGGTCTCGCCGTGCACGACGTAGCTCCAGCCGGACTCGACGGTCTCGAGCATCCGGATCACGACCAGGACGAGCGCCGACTGGTCGGCCTCGGGAACGGGATTGATCATCGCTTCCTCACGAGCTGGTCACGCTGAGAGTCGCCGTCACATCGAGCGTATCGCCCGAGAGCACAGAGCGGTTGCCGGTCGTGAACGCACCGGCCCCGTAGAGCGTTCCGGTCGTGCCGCTGGCCGCCGAGGCGATGAAGGCACCGCCAACGGTCGCCGTGGCGTTGATCGAGTAGCTGGCCTTGCTCGCGGAGTTGTCGACCGAACCGCCGGACACGCTGCCCAGCGTGAGAGCAGGACGATTGCCGGAGTAGGGAGTGGCCTCGGTCCACCCGCCATGCGAGGCCAGGGTGTCGCCAGCAGCCACCGTGGGCGAGCCACCGGTCAGACCGACATACCAGGACGTGATCTGCGTCCCGCCCTTGAACGCGACACTCAGGAGGTGGTTGCGACCCTCGGTGACGACGAGATTGTCGATCTCGTCTTCCCAGGCGATGCGCCGCTCGAGGATACCCTTGGCATTGCGAGCCCAACGCCAGCAAACGACCTTGTAACGGTTCGAGGGCATCACGACCGCGTCGAGACCACGCACCGCCCGCAGATTGCCTCCGACGCGCGCCGCACCACCAACGATGTCACCGAGACGCATCTCAACCTCCACGGTGTCGATCAGCCCACTATCTCGTAAACGCGCATCTGGCCAGTCAGCGTATGTGGCCTCTCATCGGACCCGAGAGCATCGGGAGACGTCGGCGGGCGCTGGCCGACAAGCGGACCGTGATGCGTCACCACGATCTCTATCACCAATCCCCTACTCACGGGTAGGTAGTAGATCGCATCGAGGGCAGCGACAGCGCCGGCCACGAGTGCTGCGACGTACCTGTGGTTGGCATCGACACCAGCGGACGAGACGCCGCCGATCGTCACATCCATGTGAGCCCGGACGCGCCTCTCGTGGGCGAGCGTCGCCTCGAGATCGAGGGCGACCCCCGACCGCAGGCGATGCGCCGACGCATCCACGATCCCGGCATCGGACCCGAGCACCAGGGCCGTGACCGTCCTCGAGGACGAATGAATCGATGCCGCGGACTCGGCATGCACGACAACGTCGACGCGCATGCGATGGTGCGACGCCAGCAGATGACCGGCATCGACATCGAGCCCGAACCCGGAGTGCAACACCGCGGAGACCGCAGGATGCACGAATGCATCAGCGGACGGCGCGACGAGCACAGCCATCCTCGCCGCCGCATCATTGCCGAGGATTGCAGCGCCATCGAGGCCGACAGCCCCGATGCCGAGCAAGCGGTCGACCGTGCCGGACAGCGCATCCACGGCGAGGCCCGTGGTCACGGGCAGCGCAGCCAGCGCCGATGGAGAGATGGCACCGCCCGCTGCAGCCCCGATGGCGCAGAGCATCGAGACCATGGTCGATTCACCGAGCGCCGCGTGACCGGGCACGGCAACTGCGCACCCTGCCCTCAGTATGCCCATGGACGCCAGAAGCCCTGCAGCGGAGATCTGCGCACCATCCAGCGCGCGCAGGTGGGCGCCGTGCAGACCGCCAACCTCGGCTTCCAGGAGCGCAGCGGAGCGCATCCTCTCCATGGCTCCGATCACCGATGCGACGTCGACCGCAGCGGCGAGAACGGAGCGCGCGATCTGCGTCGCAACATCCGCAACCGCACCGGATGCCCCGAAGGACGCATCGACCGTGTGCGCCGCACCACCGATGCTCGAGACCGCGGACGCCGCGGCCACATCGAGCATCGAGCGGAACGCTGCCAGCGCCGATGCCGCATGACCGACCGCAGCCTGGGACTCGCTGGTTGCCACGGCTCGCAGTTGCGCGGCGACCGCATCCGCGGACGAACCGCTCGCGCCGATCGCAGTGGTCATGCGGTGTGCCGATGCCCAGGCCGAACCAGCCTGAACGTCGATCGACAACGCATCCAGGACGGCCCTGCGCGCATCCGCGAGGAGGGACGCATCATCGGAGAGAGCGATCGCCGCCATCGCGAGGTGGGCGGTGACGATCGACGTCACGCATGCCGGGGAGAGGCCCACCGTCTCCCGCATGGTCGAGAGCGCCGACGGCACGGCGGAGGCAGCTGCATCCGCGGCCACAGCCGAGGGCATCCGGACACCCGCTCCTGGCGCAACCGCCGCGGCGCAGAGCAGGGCTGCGGACACGAGTCCACGCATCGCGGCATCGTCCTGGACGAACGTCGCGCTCGAGATTGCGAGCTGGCCCTGGAGCCGCATGCCGGCAGATCCATGGGCGGCAACATCGGCGGCCGCCGGCAGAGCCTGCTGCATGTTGGTCCGCGCAGCCCCATCGACATGGGATGCCGCACCGAGGACCGCATCCGCGCCGGCAGCATGCCTCGACACGTGGGCATCCGACGCCTGCGCCGCGAGACCCGAAGCGGCCGCGAGCATGGCGCGCGCGATGAAGGGAACATCGGCCGTGACGGGTGCCTGCATCGCGCAGGCCAGCACGTGCCGTGCGGTCAGCGAAGCGACGGCAACAGCAGCGGCCGTCTCGAGCGTCGCCCGCAATGCGTTCCTCGCATCCGGAACGGCACTCGAGACACCGCCAAGGATCAGGGCCGAACGCAGGACCATGAGCGCCGCGGCATCAGCAGCCGCGGAGCATGCTGCGTCGACCCCGGATGGCATCCTGACCGTGCCGGATGCAGCTGATGCAGCGAGCGCAGCGGGGGCGAACTGGGAGCGCATCGCGTGGCCCGACGATGCTCCCAGGTCGGCCGCCGCACTGGAGATGGTCGTCGTCGCCGCCATCAGCGCGGAAGCAGCCGACAACATGGCATCCGCGACCACCGGCAAGGAGACCGAGGCCCGCTGGGCTGCGGCCAGAGCGGTCGACGCATGATCGACGGCGACCTGAACGAGAGATCGCTGGGTGGCGATCCCGGACGGCGATGCCGTCGCGCTCGCCGCGAGATCACCGACCATCGACGGTGCAACGTGCCGGCTGGCATGGGCCACGCCCGCGGAAGCACCCTCCACGAGCCCGGCAGAGGCTCGCCAGGACGCGACGGCCGAGGCCAGGGCGCCAGCCGCCTCGCTCTCGAGGACGTGCGCCACGAGCCTCCCAGAGGCCGTGGCGGTGGCGTCTGCGGTGGATGCC